AAGGGTTCACCCAAGGGTACTGCACGTAACAAGGCTTTCAAGGCCCGTCATGCAGCTAACATTAAGAAAGGTAAGATGTCCGCAGCTTATTGGGCCAATAAAACCAAGTGGTGATGGATATGGGTATTACTGATATTATTCTAACCTTAGTGGGTATCATCGTAACCATGCTTGGGTTCTTTCTTATGAGAATGGCAGATGATATGAAGGACCTTGAGAAACAAATAACTTCCTGTCAGACGGAATTACCTAGGCAGTATGTAATGAAAGACGAGTATAGGGCAGACGTAGATGAAATTAAGTCTACGTTGAAAGATATCTTCAAGATCCTCCGTGAACATGAAAAGAATAGGACAGTCGACTAATGAGTGAAGAAAAACAAGTTGAGTTTAATTCAGCCAAAGAGATTGCTTCCAAGTTCATTGGTAAGTGGGGTCTTGGTGTAGTTGTAGTCCTCGTGCTAGCTGCAATCTGGTCTGCCTCTAAGCTGGAAGCCGGTACTTTGGCTGTAGTCATGTCCATGATCTCCACGGTTGTCATGGCAATTATCGGTATCCTCATGGGTATTACCGGTACTAAGGACAAGGAAGAGAAGCCCGAGATCACCATCATCCGTGACCTGATTGATAAGGCTAGCAAGGAAGAATCACCAATGCAGGTAGACGTAGCCGATGGTCGTGTCACTGTAAAGAAGGGTGATTCGGTTACAAACCTTGAACGTTAAAGTTCCAGAGTACTCTGGTATTTATGGATTGGACACTGTTACTTTGGCTATTGCCGGAAGTAACACCTAAGGAGACACCGAGTATGATTCCTATAGAAGTAATGACAATGGCTGGTGGTGCTGCTATGGGCCACCTGTTCAAGCTAATGTCTGCTGCACAGGAAGCCAAGCGGGAACAGCAGAAGCTACAGCTTGAGATGCTAAAAGGTAAGCAGGAAGTAGCTGCCGCTCACATGGAAGCAGCCACGAAGTCTGCCAATGCCGCTGCTTCCCGAGTAGGTAATGACCCATTTGCTAAGATGACCCGCAGGATCTTCGTCCTATCCGTAGTGGCAATGGTCTTTGTCTACCTCATGGCCCCAATCTTTGGAATTGGTGTATCGGTACCGGTGGAAGTCCAGAAGGGATTCAATTTTCTCGGTCTGATAGACACGACAAAAACTGTCACTGAATATGTCACTCTACAATCAATGGTGTCGTTCAATGAAATCTGGATTACTTTCCTTGCTGCTGGTAGTTTTTACCTTGGTAAGTCTTAGTGGCTGTAGTCAATTAAGAGAATTAACAATGACTAAGGATGAACTACGGTTTTATGGTAAAATAGAGGTTAATTCCTGTCTGAATTCAACCGTAGTTTGTATTACTGGAAACTAAAATGATCTATGTAGACCTAATTAATGCAGTCCTACGCCGCCTCCGTGAGTCCGGAATTTCTGGTAACTGGAGCGGCACGCTTCCGTCTGCAAATACTGTATCTGATTATCAGAAACTTATTGGTGATTTAGTAAATGAAGCTAAACGTGAAGTAGAAGATGCTTGGAACTGGAGCATACTTCGTTCTAATCCTACAATCACTACTGTAGCAGATACACAGTCCTATACTTTAACAGGCACCACTGAACGTACCCGTATCTTGATGGCACAAGAGCAGAGCAATGGAACAATACTCCAAGAAATGTCAGATCCTTATTTGCAGTTTACTAAATATCCTACGTCAAGTGTACAGAAAACTCTCCCTCACTACTATTCAGTAACGGGTATTGATGCCGGTACCGGTGAACTTACCATTGAATTTGAACCTGTACCTGATGCTGCATATAACATTACCTTCCGTACAGTAACTCCACAGGATGACTTTGATTCTGCACTGGAAAATCTCAAGGTACCTCATATGCCTGTAATCCTAGGTGCATGGGCAAGGGCTATTGCAGAACGTGGTGAGGACGGTGGTTCCATGAGTGACATGGTCTACGGTCAATACCAGAATGCACTCTCAGATGCCATTCAAATTGATGCTGGTCGTACTGTAGGTGAGATTGATTTCTATGCCTGCTAACTACTTAGGATTATAATCAATGGCAGCGGAACAGCTTAACCCATTAGTACTTACTGACCTTGGTGTATATGGCCTGAACTCTCAGGCTAATCCTGCTGCACTTCCACCTCAGTGGCTTTCCAAAGCAGACAATATCATCCTTGATGAACAGGGTCGTATCTCTAGTCGTAAGGGTATTCAACAGGTAAGTACCAGTGTTTCAGGTGAAGTAGTTCAGTCATTAGTGGAATACCGTGCAGCCAACGGTACTACTAAGATCTTTGCAGGTACGGATGGAGACATTTACTTTGTAAATACAGCCAACACTCCATACACTCTGGATGCACAGACTCGTACTGGCACTCCACAAACCATAACAGCAGGGCATTGGCAATGGGTAAACTTCAATGAAAAGCTGTATGGTGTCCAGAACGGACATACTCCTGTGTACTATTCTGGCACTGCTTGGACTGACCTTGTTGATCTGGGTAGTTACAATCCTCCATCCGGTATTACTACGTTTGATCCCAACTGTGCATTAGGTGAGTATGGTCGTCTCTGGGTAGGTGGTATTACTGAGAACTCCAATGTAGTCTACTACTCCGATACCTTGCAGGGGGATAAGTGGAATACCGGTGCTTCTGGACAGATTGACCTTAAGACTGTCTGGGGTAATGATTATATTATGGGTATCTCTGCCTTCATGGGTAAGTTAGTAATCTTCGGTACTCAGAACATTGCCATCTACAATAACCCCTATGATCCTACTGAACTAGCATTGGATGAATTGATTGAGGGTATTGGGTTGAAAGCCCGTGATTCAGTGGCACACCTTGGTGATGATATTGTATTCCTAAGTAATACAGGTGTCCGGTCATTGGCACGTACCGTAACCTCGGACGGTAAGATGCCCCTGAGGAACTTCTCCAAGAACATCCGTGATGAATTGGCACTGAACATTACCACTGCAGATATGACCAAATGCAAGGCATCTTATTGTCTGTGTGGTGGTTTCTATATGCTAGCATTCCCTGAAAAGAATGTAATCTACTACATGGATTTCACAATTATTAATCCTGATAGTACCCCTAGAATAAGTAAGTTTGTATTTGATACCGGTGAATGTCCAACGGCTTTCCTATCTACAGTAGATGGTGTTATGTGGATGGGCCGTAATAACTCTGCAGCCAATGTTGCCAAGTATCAAAACTACTATGATCAGCTTAAGACCGATGTAACCGGTACCTATGGAACCCAAATAGCCTGTGAAGCTGCCGGTCACACATGGGAATCCACTAACTCCGAGTGCTGGAGCACTACCAACGTAGCCTATTCCGGGTCTTTTCGTACCACTTGGCTGGCCTTTGGTAACCCCAGTATCACCAAGATCCTCAAGGAATTCTATGGTGTAATTGTGGGTGGTAAGGACATGACCATTGATTTTACATGGTATCGAGATTATAATGTCCAAGGAACTACTCAGAGTTTTACCCTGAGACCCACAGGTACAGGTACTCCTTATCTCTGGGGATCCTCAAGTAGTCTCTATGGTGCTGCTAAGTTTGCACCTAGTTATAATCCTACAGAATATAAGTTACCTCTGTCAAGAACTGGCAAGGTAGTACAGATTGAAATGAAGTCTGGTATCTATGGATACAAGGCCAGCCTACAAAGCATAGCACTACAGGCTAAACAAGGGAAGTTAAGATAATATGTCCAACTATAATATTCAAATCTCGTGGTCAGGTAAGGATGCACTATCTGATTCTGATCCGCTGAAGGTAATTTCAGGTACTGATTTTCAGACTGAGTTTGAAGCAGTCCGTACTGCCATTAACTCTAAGGCAGAGACTGTCGATATTCTTTCATCAGTTTATCCTGTAGGTTCTATCTATATTAATGCTACTAATAGCACTAACCCTGCAAGTCTTCTTGGTTTTGGTACTTGGACGGCCTTTGGTGCAGGCCGTGTACCTGTAGGGTTTGATGCAAGTGACAGTGATTTTAACACTGCAGAAGAAACTGGTGGTGCTAAGACAGCAACTACTACTGGTACAGTTACCGTTGATGGTCACGCTTTGACAGAAGCAGAAATGCCGAAGCACTATCACCAATATCGTGCAGCAAATTCCATGACCGCACCTCAGAATGGTGGCGGTACAGGTAATGGTGGAATTTATGGTGGTGGTACTCCTGATGATGGAGCATGGGGTTATGGTACTTGGTCAACTGGTGGCGGAGCAACTTCTGGTAGCTTAAGCACTGGCACTGGTAACGGTAGTGCTCACAGTCACACCGCTTCTTTGTCTAGTACTTCAACCAGTACTGTTCAGCCGTACATTACTGTATATATGTGGAAACGTACTGCGTGATTTCACAGGAAGATATTAAGAAGTACCTTAAGAAATCCGGTGACCAATTTATCTACGAAGATAATATAATTGTAAATGAACACGGGTTTATGAGTTGGATGTTGGACACAGATGGAGCATTTGTAGCTTTAAATGTATATGGTGATGGAGATTATTGGGATTCTTTCATCATGCAGTTAGCGGAGAAACTAGGTTGCACTAAAGCTAGATTTGCAACTAGAAGGAATCCCAAAACTTTTGAGAAAAAATTCGGTTATAAGATAGCCGGTTACATAATGGAAAAAGAGGTGTAATCATGGGTAGTTTATTTGGAAGCAAGCCTAAGCAGGTTGGCCCTACTCAAGCAGACATTGAGGCAGCGTCCCGTCCGTATGGCTTGATGGGTCCTACGGGTGGTATCACTTGGGACTATGATGCCAAGATGGGTACTGCCACTCTGTCTCCAGAAATGTCTGCATTGGCTGATCGTTTATTTGGACGTGCTGAACAAATCGGTGGTACTATTACTGCCTATGATCCTACTCAGGCCGCTCAACAATATTATCAACAATATGTTGAACCTGATCTTTTACAACAACAGGAACGGGAACGTCTTTCTCTGGAAAGTCGCTTACTTGGTCAGGGTATGTTGGGTGCCACTGGCGGTGCTCTCCGTATGGGTGACTTGTTCCGTGCTCAAAGTACAGAACAAAGGGCAGCCCGTGGTGAATCTTTTGCTCAATCTCAATCTATGTTAGATGCTATGCGTCAACGTGAGTTGGCAGACATTGCTGCAGCAGCTAGTATCTATGAATCACCAGCTACATTGTTCCAGACTGGTGCAGGCGTAGGTCAAGGTATTGGTGGCGTTATGGCTAGTTACCAGCCAACTTATACTAAGGGTAGTTCAGGTTTATTTGGTGGTCTTGCTTCTGGTATTGCCGGAGGTATGGGCAGTACTCTTGGACAGTACGGAGCTGGAATGTTAATTGCTGGTTCTGATTCTCGTTTAAAAGAAAACATTAAGAAAGTAGGTACTACTAAGTCTGGCATTAATCTTTATAGCTGGAAGTGGAATTCCAAAGCCAAAGAACTTGGTTTAGATTGGGGACCAACTACCGGTGTTATGGCACAGGAAATTAAAAACATTATTCCTGAAGCTGTTATGATGGGTAATGATGGTTATTACCGTGTAGATTATTCAAAGGTGGTATAAGATGGCACGAATCATTGATAATCTAGATCCTTGGGCAAACGTCTGGGAAGACGTTGGTAAAAGTTTTGGTTCTGGTTTAATGACTGGATGGCAGAAAGGTAAACAACAAAAAGAAATGGAAGAACTTAGTTTAGATTTTTCTACACCTGAGTCTACCATTGACAGTATGCGTAAACTTGGTGGCTACTATTTGGATAAAGGCCAAACCGAAGATGGTATTAATATGCTGAGTAAGGCATTGGCTGCTCAAGCTACTTTTGCTAGGGGCACTGCTCCTGTTAAAGAACGTGATGTTCAGCCGTTAGGTGAAAAACAACGAGAATCCATTGAAAGCATGATTGATAAAGAATTTCAAACCGGTTGGTTTGATTTTATGGATGCTGAAATCCCCGGTGGTTTTGATAAAGCAGGATTGGCTGACGTAATTCATTATTACAGTCAAAGTGGTCAGGTTCAAAAATCACCGGCACAGGTTATTAAAGAACTAAAAGAAGGTACACTCTCTATTAATGATCTACTAAAATCTGGTACAATGCAACAGCCTAGCGGCGGTGGTTCTGCATTAATGGGGACCGCTCCTCCTGTTCCTTCTATATTTCAAAGGTAATCATGGCTGAATTAAAGATTCTTGATATTGACGAATTGGCAGGTGATGAAGCAGACGTAATAGTAAACAAACCAATCCCAGAACCTAATCTGGCAGAAGTTGTTACAGGTCAGCCTGACTCAGCACTTGTTGTAGACGTAGATACCTATACTCCTATCCGTAATCTTGATCAGATGGCGGATGTTGTTGGTGCCCCTGCACAATCTGAAGAATCTTACTCAACCATAGCACCAAATGTAATCGGTAATCCAGTTAATGGTCTACCGGGTATTGCCATTAAGCCAAGTCAAGCTGTAGTAGACGCTACTTTACAAGCAGCTAATCCGGGTTCCCCGTTAGAAGTTACTCCAGAGAATGCCAAGTTTATGAGTAAGGCATTTAATAATCCTCGTTATACAGATACTGAGGATGCTGAAGTAGCGGCCACTCAATTGTCATTAGAAGAATTTCAGTACAATCCACCAGTAAGTACTGTTATTGCTGAGGATGCTCCTGAGCAGTTACAGGAAAAGGTTGTAGCAGATAATCAAACCTTTATTCAAAAGTCTCTGGATTTCTTTGGTGTACGCCGAGATCCACAGGATAATCCTGATGTTGGTTTTAATACCAAGTATGATGAATTCAGTGAGTTTGATGTACTGGATGATGCAACTAAGGCAGACCTTGAAGCGTCTGTTGATTATCATGCACACTTCAGCAGTCCTTGGGAAGCCTTTGCCAACAAATCCGAAGAAGAATACACCAAGGCATATGGTGCTGGTAATCTTGAAGAAGCCTCTAAGATTCAAAACTACTACGATTATCAGAAACAACGCCGTAATGAAAGCCGTAGTCTATTTGGTTGTATTCAGGATGGTACTTGTACAAAGGATAACCCTATCCTACAAGGACGTACTGAACTCCTGACACAGGAAGACCTTCTTTTTAATCCTGAAATCCTACAGTTTATGGCTAAGACTACTGGTGGTGCATACGATCAGTATGGCCAAGTCCGTGGTCCTGAAGAGATCCGCCGTGACTTCTCTAAGATGATGCGTATTGAAGAGAACAATCTGGCTGTAATGTCTATTAAAGCACTGGATGCCCTTACTGATGATGAAGAAGGACAGAAAGAACAGGCTTTAAAGATTATGCTATGGGATATGGTCAAGGGTACAGGGGAAGGTAGTGCTCCTCTGGGTGAGCAAGTAGTAGATATTGCACAGGCAGTATTAACTGATCCGACTACCTATACTACATTTGGCATTGCACCGCTGGCTAAGGCTGCTCTTGGTCAGGGTGGTAAACAGGTTTATAAGAATTGGGCCAAGCAAAAGTTAATGCGTTTTGCTACAGGTAAAGCAGTTAAAAGTAGTGTTATTTCTGGTATTGTTGGGGGTACTTACACAGGTGCATTTGAACTAGCAGACCAGAATCTCCGTACCAATCTAGGTCTTCAGGAATCTGTAGACTATGTAGAAGTAGCCAAGGGTACTGGTATTGGTGCTGCTGTTGGTGGTCCGCTTGGTTTTATGCTGAGTGGTCTGCATAGTGGTTTTAATAATCTAGCAAACCGTTACATTACCCGTGAAGCCGCTCGTGGTAATGGTGTATATGCAAAAGATATCATCACTAACCTTAAGAATTCTATTAATAATGAAGGTGATCTATACGATTACTTCCGCCGACTTGGTTGGTCCCGTCAAGAAACTCTTGAAAAGCTGGAAGCTATTAAT